ACTGCGCTCAGCCAATGTGGTCTTGTTAACCGGGAACACCTTGCCGTTGGCATCCTTGATAATTACCTTGCCGTTACCCAGATCGTCAACAACACTGACGTACCGTGGCGTCTCATCGGTGTACTGTCTCAGCTTACCGCTTTGATAGCGTAGCTTTGTCTTGGGAGCGGGCGTATACAAGACACGCTCAAGGGGATCGTCTTGCCCCTTGCGAAGTCTGACTGATTGACCCAGCTTATTAAGCCCCTTTGATCCAGCTTGTAGGGCTTTGTACCCCTGAATACCGGGGATAATTGAGGCCGCTAGCTCTGCTGTCAGAGAAGCATCAGGGTTCATCTCTTTAAATTCGTTCTGCTCAGTGCGGTACTGGGTGCGAGCAAGGTCGTAAGGCATGCCAGTTGTTCTGGCTTTGAGCCTAGCATCTAGCTCGTCGTACAGATTGAAGGTAGCGCCCTCCATTATGGACCGGGTGATCCCCTTGCGGAACTTCTGATCCCGCTCGCTCTTGATCCTCGCGCCCTCAAAGACCGCCTCCATGTTCAGCGGCATATCCAGTTTAGGTATCTCTACGGGGGCGGATCTAACACCAGAGAATCCACCCCAGCCTTGGTTCTTCTCAGCCACAGGCTCAGGGTCTTCCTCAGTAACCTCAGTTGTAGGCTCCTCAACAAGAGCGTTAGGACCGGGGGTGTACTTCTCTACCTCTGGGAGCCTCTGCTCAGCATTAATGATGCTGTCCTGTATAGAGAACAGGGTGCTTTGGATGGCAGACTCTGACTCGTCCGGCGTGAGTTGAACAGTTTGGGCCGGTTCTTCCTCCTTCTTCTGTGGTATGGGGACTTGCCCACGCTGGGTAGGGATTATTTCCTCTAAGTCTGGCGCTGTCTCACGCTTAGGCTCCATTACGCCAGCCTGCATTGCCGCTAATTCAGACTCTATCCTTGGCTCAGATTCCGGCCTGACCCGTGGCTTTGGGGCCGGAGCTGGCTGTTTGGGCTGTGGTATAGGAACCTGACCACGCTGAGTAGGGATGATCTCCGTCAGATCCGGGGCAGTTTCCTTGGGCTTAGGCTTGGGCTGGGGGTTAAGAATCCCGTCCTGTATAGCTTTCAGGGAGCTTTCAATACTTGTCTCTGACTGAGCTGGCTTCTTCTTATCAGTGAAACCAAAGGCAGTCCCCTTGAGGCTGGGCTGAGGAACGGTGACCTTCTCTCTCTTAGGGACGGAGACACCCAGACTAGCCAGCATCCCCTCTCTTTCAATCTCCTTGTTAGCCGTATCAAAGTCAAAGTCACTAGCACCAAGAGGGGTTGACTCGGGGGCATAGTCCTCAATGTTTAGATTGCCTAACTGCTGGGCCTCTACACTGGGCTTGTCCTCTGGGTCATTGAGGTCGGTGTACTCCTCAACCACAGGCTCAGGCTCAGGCTCTTTGACAGGATCTTCGTCAATAACCTTGACTACCTTGTCTGCGTTCTTCTTGAACTCACGGTTAACAACAAACCGGGTGATCAGGTCAGGAGCGCCAGCGTAGTGAACGTCATAGAACAGATCGACACCCGCATCCTCTAGGTCACCAGTCCAAGCGGGGACAATCTCCTCGTCCTTTCCCCTAGCGTGAGTGCCAACAACCAGCAGGATCTGTTGCTGTAGGTCAGTCAGCCTGCGAGGGTCACGGTCATCACCAGCTTTATACTCAGACTCAGCCCATACTGGTAGCTTCTGGTCAACATCCGCTAGCGCGTTCTTATAAGACTGTAGGTAGCTCTTATAAGTGGCGTCAGTGAACTGGTAGTTACCCTTAGCAGTGGTCCCATCCTCGTCACCAACGCGCTCTTTGTTGCTGGTTTGCGTCCCGCCGCTTGACTCAACGTTCTTGACCGAATCAATCCACAGCAGGATGTTGTCCTGTGTCAGGTGGGGGTCAAGTCCCAGCATCTCCAAGGCCCGTACAACAGCAGGGTCATTGAATAGTGGGTTGAGATCCTTTGCCCGTAGCTCGCTAGCCAGTATTTCACGCATGGATTACTTCTTCTTCTCGCCTATGATTAAGTCTTCAAAGTTGAAAGGGATGCCAGCCATAACTCGCGCTTCGATGGTTGCGGCAATCTCATCGCCCACCATCTTCTTAACAGTATCCCACTCGCCGCCGTCCTGAGCGTTCATAATCATACGCATCTGAGGCGTAAGGCGTATGCCTGTCTCTGGATCGCGCTCTAGTCCGCCCTTGTTAGTCATCCACCAGCGGTTGTCAGTGGTAAAGAAATCATACACCTGAGTGAGCTTCTCGTCGTAAACCTCTCTAGCCTGATCCTCAATAACGTCCGTGAACTCCGCTCTGCCGGGATCATCTGCAATCTGCTCTGCCACATACGACTCAACAAACGCAGACTCTCGCTGGTTCATCTGACGGTTAAACTTCTGGATGCCCTGCTTGCGCCTGATGTCTAGGGTGTTGCTGGCCTTGCTCCAAGCGGGATCTGACAGGGTGGGGGCTATATCCTCCATAGCCGAATACAGCTCAGTCACGTTGTTGAAAGTCTCAATGCCGTTGTCAGCCATGTAGCCAGCCAACGCCTTCTGCATTTCAATGTAACGCTCCTGCCCCTTGAGGCTGTCATCCATGAGGCTGTGGAAGCTATTAGCCTCAAACAGACCCTTGGTGTCTTTCATGTTACGGAAGCCAGTGAGCGCCTTAGCCGATGGTATGTCGGTATTACCAATGGCCTTTAGCTGTATAGCGTCACGCTCTTTGATCGCGCCAACAATGCGGCCCGTGATCTCTGCCAGCTCGCCCGGCATCATGGTGTCGCCAGACATAATGCGGTCATACTCCTGTAGGAGCTGAGCTATCTTGGCGTTCTTGACCTCTGGCTCTTCAGCGGCAGGATCTACATACGCCGCCAGACTTGCCTGATTGTAGTAGTAAGGGGTCAGTACCCGCTTGGCATTGGTGGCGGCAAAGACATCTGCCTGCTCCTTTGCAGCTCTCTCTTTATCTAGGAAGCCCACAGCATAAGCCCTGATAGTAGGCTCAATGTTTTCGGGGATCTTAGCGGGGTCAAAGTAACCCCTTTGAACCATGCCCTGCACCAAGCTCTTAGCGTCCTGCTCATACTGCTTGTCCTGTGCAACCCTCTGGGCGGTGTCAACGCTCATCATTGTCTCTTGCAGGCGGTACTCAGCAGTCGCTATCTGCAAAGACTCAACCCTCTCCGCGTAAGGACGCCGGGTTATATCGTAAGCATTCTCCTCAAGCTGGTCTTCCTGTAGCTGGATGGCATTCTCGGCAGACTCTACAGACATCTTCTCTTTCTGAAGATCCCTGTATGCCGCCGCAGTTTCTGGGTCAGCCTCAAGGTAGGCCAGCGCCTTCTCCAGCTTTGGCTTGCGGGGGTCTTCCTCAGACATATCTGAGAGCCAGCCCCTGTACTTATCAATGGCCTCGGCACCCTTCTTGGCCTTTGCAGATACTGCGGTAGGCATTGCTGTACTCAGGGCCGTCAGCTTTGCAGTGACATCCTGCACCAGACCAGAATCACCAGCCGCGATAGCCGCATCTAGCTGTTGCTCAAGAGACTTCCTGTTAAGAGTGAGTGCCGCTGTGTCGCCAGCCCCGGCCAAAGCGTTAGTACTGCTAGAGATTTTGCCTGCCGCGCCTGCAATCTTGGCCCTGTTAGCTTCCTTCTTGTTAGCCGTTTCAGTCTCTCTCTGCTTGTAGCCGAGCGCCATGTACTGCTTGGCCTCGTCATCATAGCCATTACGCTTGGCCCACTGAGAGTAGGCAAGGATGCTCTCAGAGTCATCCATGTCGATAGCTGGAGCCATAGACCGTTTGAAGTTATCGGTATAAATGCTCGCAGTCTTATCGCTAGCGATACCTTCATTGATCTGCTGAAACATCCCCGATAGGTTCGGGGCTACGTTACGTCCTGCCATTGTTTCGCTCCTTAAAGACTGTTGTAGTTAACAGTCAGATAGCCGTGCCTGTCAGTGCCAACAGCAGGGTGGTCGCCCAGCTCTTGAGCAATAACACCCATGCGGACCTGATGGTCAACACCGATTTCTCTGGCCTTGTCATTCCAATCCCATGTGTACAGGCTCAGCCCGTTGTCCTCACCTACCTTCTGGACGTTCTCCTTGAGGCGGATATCAGAGGAGCTAGGATTAGACCAGCCTCCCCCGGTCAGCCCGGTGTACAGCCAATCAAGACCGCCTGCCGCACTGCTAAGCACACCGCCAAGGCCGCTTAGACCAGAGCCATCTGATCCCTGCGAGCCACCAAGGTTGTTTAGGATGGCGCTCATTAGCTGTGCGCGAGACTCGTTTGCTACCTTCTGAGCATTGACGTTGTTGCCCATGCCACCCAATACCATCTGGCTGAGGAAGCCTTTGCCTGTGAGCTGACCCTGCTGAGCCATCTCTGCACCAGTGTTGCCCTGCTGGAGGATCTGCAACTGCATATCCATAGGCAGATAGCTGAGCTTCTCCATGTCCATGCCAATGCCGTACTGGTTCTGGCCCAGCTCTGCGTACTGCTGGCCTAGCTGACCCAAGCCCTGCGCTCTCTGGTTACCGAGCTGACCAAACTGGCTAGCCATCTCACCAAACATGCCGCGCTCTTCTCTAGCAAGGTCCATTGCACTGACGCCTGCCTCTCTGCTGGCCTGCGCTCTGGCCCTAGCCATTGCCGCATCCTCAGCAGTGCCGCCGTACTGTGTGCCTCTAACACCGCCGCGACCCATAGCATACTCTTGAGCCTGCTGATTTGCCTGCTGTCTGTTTAGCTCTGGATTCTGGAGAGCCATGAGTCGGTCATACATCTCCTGCTCACGACCAGAGGGGTCAGCCATAGCTCGATTCATGGCCTGCTGTACATTGGTCCCGGTGTTGTAGTTGCCGTAGGCGCTAATAGCGTTACGGAATGTGTTATCAGCGTTGGTCAGAGTATTGGCACCATTCGTAAGCAGGCCATCACCACCGTTCTGATACAGGCTGTCAGGACCAACGCCAAACGCCATATTGAACTTGCCGTCTGCATTAGTAGAGCCTGTGGTAGAACCTAGCCCGGTGCTGATCCCGTAGCCCTTGAACTGGGAGCCGCTATCAAGGCCGGTGCCTTGCTGGAATGCCCAGTCATTAAGGTAGTTGCCCAGATTCTCCATCCGGTCAGCCGCCGCTAGGCTCTGGTCTATAGAGTAGGCAGAACCTGCCAACCCAAGGGCGTTGTTAATGGCGCTTCCGCCACCGTCATCAAGCCAATTTTGAATGCCGCCAAAAATGCTCATGCTAAATGCTCCTATTAAGCCGTTAATCTGCCGACAGCAGAATTGATGTCAAATTCTTGTAGGGCGTAGCGCCCACCTTGCACCTTGATCTCCAGCCCAACCCTGAATAATTTGCCGGAGCCAAGTGTGTTGATTTTGTAGCCGTTGTAGAAAGAATCACCTTGGTAGTACCAGCCAGCTAGATCAGCATCGCCGTCCTCAGTGAATTGATGAATGTTGTAGCGGGACTCCCCGGTGACTTCGATGTTGAACTCACGGTTCGCCATCATCTTGTCTGAGAAACCCCAGAGCGCATTGGCCGCACCGACAACCTTTTCTCCCATGCAGACAAAGAAGATCGACTTGGGCATTACCGTCTGCATTGACTGACCACCCAGAGCCATAGCCTGACTCTCGTAACGGAATATGAACGGATTGATCTCACCGTCCTCATCATGCTCCGTATAGCCATCGTACTTGAGCAGGCCGCGACCCGGCTTACCGGCCAAGTAAACAACATCACCGCCTTCCATCTTGCATTCGGTGGTGTCGTTCCAGAAGCAGTTAGTCCAGCGGGTGACCTTGAAGCCCCCTGTCTTGGATGGCATGTTCAGGTGGAATACATAGGCCAGTCTTAGGCCACAGCAGAGCATAACTGCTATGGATTTAGACGGTATGTACTCCATCTTTATGCCTGACCAGCGGGGATCTAGCGCAATCTCTTGGGTGATTACCTCTTGGATCTCACGCCGGACGTTAAGGCTGGCTTCCTGTATGGGGTTGGACTTCTCTTGCACAACCCGGCCAATGGTCCTAACGCCAGACTCGTCCACAAACATAACGTCCGTGCCGATGTTGCATATTGCATCCCGGCGAACTAAACCGACATTTGATATTGCGTCCTGTAGCTTAATGCCGTTCTCGCCAGCAGGATCACCGGAGTCAAAGCCAGTGTAAATAAGAATACTGTTGCGACCAAAGACCAGCAGAAGGCCATTGTGAGCGTGGATGTTAACAATGCTGTCAGCCTCGACAGGCCAGTACTCTCGTACATCAATGATTCCCCCGGTGTTGAATGTCTCGCTCTCTGTGTCTGAAGCGTCATACCACTGAGTCTCATCTAGCAGGCTAGAGTAGTGGATCTCATGGTAGTTGTTGTTAACACCAGTAACCCAGAGCCGACCATAGGCAGAGATAGCTATATCACCATCAATGGCGGTGACCTTATTGCCGTCTATATCCTTCACATCAGCATCTACAGGGACAAACTCTTGGTCATTGTCTAGGCGACAGAAGGGCTTGCCCTTGGCGAATAGGAATGCGTTGTCCTTGAAGTCCACTATGTCTGCGGTCTGCAAGTCTTCTACATACCCAACCGGGAGGGTTATATCCCTCAGCTCACCATCAATCTCCATGGCACAGCCGTATGTAGCCTGATCCGTGATCTCTAGGGATCTGCCCCTGTCTACAGGTACGCTCTTTCTGTCACCTGTGGGGATCATGTTGAAGAACTGAACCTCTGTGGTTTGGCCTTCCCTGTACACAAAGATTGGCACCTCTCTGTTAGTGCCGTGTATAGGGTCTACAGAAAGGGCGTGAGTCTTTAACCGGATCAGCTCAGGGTTCAGCTTATCGCTCATGGTCAGGTAATCAGAGAAGGCCATCCTAGTAGTCAGCCTGCCTATCTGATCAACCACACAGTTATCAGCAACCAGAGCAAACTCAGGGTCACTATTGATTGGCGACTGCTCAGTATTCAGCCCCTGATAGCCGGGACTTCTGATCGCCACTTGCTGTACAGGTTGCGCCATTACACTACCGCCCAAGTAATTTCAGTGGGTGAGAGCCTTGCGTCTAAGGCTATTGCGTCAGATATGTACTGCTGAGCCATGTTAAACAGCTCCTGTGCCGTCTGGCCCCCTACCTCTCCACGCTCTCTAGCCGCTAAAGCCAGTGCGTAGTATATAACTGGCTGGTCTGGGAGTCTTAGCTCATCTGTGTCTTGAGCCAGATCAGGAAGATTCCTATGACCCAGCACTGAAATGCCATATACCCCATCAGGTATGGGGTCAAAGCGGAGCATAATATTTCCAGCGTCATCGGTTCCTTCCCAAGCCCAGCGCCACGGTGATCCCTGCCTGCTCCCTATAACAGCCCTGAGATCCCATTGCTCCATGTGTCTGATAGCATCATCCCTGCTGACCTCAGTAATACGCGCCCCATTCCTTGTCTCATCAAGGATATAACCAGCTCTGCCCTCTACCGTGCCAAACTGCCATACGTTCCGTGTGGCATTCCAGCTATGAGCGGACTCTACATGGCGCTTAGCATCGTTTACGAAGTGCTTTACTACGTTGACCACAGGGTCATCCATCGTCCTCACAGTGACCGTCTGAGGCTCTCTGAGGCGGTCTAGCACCCCGTTTACTAGCTGTAAGTAATTCATCGCTTATTCATCTCCGTCCTAATGCCGTCTAGGAATCCCCTGACAGGTCGATTTGTGGGTTTCTTGCCCTTATATCCGGGGCCGGGATCTACAGGAAAGAGGCCACCAAAGGTAGGGTTGTAACCGCCGCCACCACTGCCAAGAAGGAAGCCACCAGCACTATTGCCACCACCGTTGCCATCTCCAATGCCATCTCCATCCCCATCTCCATCTCCATCACCGGTACCGTCACCATCTCCAGTACCGTCACCACCGCCAGTGTCTCCAGCAACACAGTTGCCAGTAGCGTCAATGGTTCCAGCCTGTCCGTTCTGAAGGGTGCAAGACCCGCCTACGCCCACAGCTATACAAGTGCCTGTCTCATCAACGACCCCTGACTCGCCATTCCTAAGCACACAGGCATCTCCGGGCTGGACGCCGCCATTATCTACGTCATCGCCACCGTCATCATCACCGTCACTGTCATCGTCAGTATCGCCGTCATCGCTACTGCCGTCATCGTCATCGCCACCTCCGGTATCATCACTGCCACCGCAGAACCTATCCCAAGCCTGAGTCTCAAATGTGTACTCACCATTAGGACCGAGAGGGCGCTCCATGTCGCAATAGCCTTCATCTCCGGGCTGAAGCGTGGTGTCAGTGCCATCATCGCCACCACCATCATCACCGCCACCGTCATCACCGCCGCCGCAGTATCTATCCCACGCTTGAGTTTCAAAGGTGTACTCACCGTTTGGCCCTGTCGGACGTTCCATGTCGCAGTAGCCTTCATCCCCCGGCTGTAGGGTGGTATCACCGCCGTTATCGTCGCCACCGTTACTGTCGCCACCACCTACGTCCTCAAACGCTACGCACACCCCATCGGGGTACTCAAACCCAGAGGGGCAGGAGAATGAAGGCATCTGTGTAGTGCGGTCAGGAGCAGTACATACGCCGTCCTTTATAGTCCCCGTAGAACCATCAGACAGAGTGCATTCATCGCCCTCGCTAGGCGTAGTACCAGTGTCCGTGGTGTCATCGCTATCATCGCTATCATCATCGCTGTCATCATCATCATCGCTGTCCGAATCATCGTCATCATCGTCGCCTGCGGCTGAGGCATCAATAGATGGCGTGATGTCACAGACAACAGCGCCAGAGGTGGGGCTTTCAACGTATACCCCATCGTATGAGCCTATAGCACAAGGATCACCAACGGCGGTGTCATTGAGATTGTCCTCAATCTCATTGCGGCTTTCTAGGATGTCTTGATATATCTGTGAAGGTGAGTCACCCAGATCCAGCAGGCGCTCAGCAAATGCCCTCTCCTCATCTGTCAGGTCAGGGATCTCATCCATCCAAGCCTCAAACTCTTTGGCTGTGCCATCATAGTAATCCAGCTCATCCTCATACCGCTTGATCTCTTGGCCTGTGTCCTTGTTCCGCCAGACAAAGTAACGGCGGGGATTGGTGGGGTCAGAGCGATCCATGAACGTCCCGCCGTTCTCCCAGACACCGTTCTCATCAAGTAGTTTTACATCCCCGTTATAGATGACCAGCTCAGGGGCGCTCTCATACATGGTGTCGATAACGTCTTCACTGTAGATCCCGCTGTAGTCATCCCGCGCCTGAATGGTCTTCAAGTCTTCAAGGGTGTAACCCTTAGAGAGCCACTCATCCAGCATTGCCTGACTGTACTCAGAACCAGTTAGACCGCTATTCAGAGCGTTTTCCTTAGCTTCGTTCCATGCTTCCATAGCGGCGTCAGACTGACTAATAGCTGTAGAAGACAGGCCACCACTACCACCGCCCGGATTGTCGTAGGCGTTAAAGACGATCCAGTTAGCGCCAGCATTTGGATTAGGCTTGAGATCCTCACGCAAGTCACCATCACGAATGACAGTGCCGCTCTGTTCGTGAATGATGTTTCCGTACTGGTTCAGTATGTAGCCGGGAGGAAGGAAGTCCGCGTTGGTAATAACGTACTGACCGGGGTTTTCCTGATCTCCTAACGCCGTGTACCCGCCCTGATCTTGGTTAACGGCTTCGTTAATTAAATTGATAATCAGGTTGGGGTTGGCGTTAATGGCATCTTCGTATGCCTGTGCCGCTGGACCTGACCACGTTCCGCTACTTACGGCTGAGCTAATGCCTGCCGCCGTAGCCAGCCCGTTACTGGTAAGTACGGCCTCAAACACTCTCTCTAGCGCCGTGACAGTAGTTGAGTTAAGCAGGCCAAGATAGGTGGCCCCCTGACTGCCCAATCCAAGGGCCGCAGACCCGCTACCCAATGCCCTAATACCCTGACCAACAATGTCCCTAAATGCGTTCATGCCACTGTTAAGAGCGCCAGCAAGAGAGTTAGTGGCGGCGTATTGGCTGACAACACCACCAATCCCTGCTGTCAGGGCAGAGATCACTGCTGATTTAAGTACTGATTTAGCAAACGCGCTAAAGTCAAAGCCGTCATCAACCTTGGTGACTTTCTGATAGGCCGATCCGGTCCACTGGAACCTGTCCCCATCATTGTTGTAGATGGTGGGCTGTATGCCGTATAGCTGTAGCGTCTTCTCATGGCGCTTCAACCATTGCGTGTATGCGTATTTGCGAGCCTGCCCTTGGTCTGCGGCTATCTGCCTGCGTAACTCCTCCCTCTCTCCGGGCGCCCACGCAATGTCCTCATACTGCTGGGCAAGCCACTTCCTGCTCCCCGGCTGATAGGTCATCTCTGCATTCCACCAGTCAGCATCTTCCAGCATCGGGCGGGTTTCTACTAAGTAGCTCTTCCAAGCCTCAATGGTGCCAAACTGATCTTGTATCTGCCCTGAATCCCGCCACATCTGCTGTAGCTCAGAGGCCGTGACCTCTTCCGGGGGCTTCTGATTGCTGGTTATGCCAGACGCAAATGGATTCCTAGCCCCGCCCTTAGTGTTAAACGGCAGAACCAGAAACGTATCAGGCTCCTCTGTATTGCTTGGCTCGTAGTCAGGCAGGCCACCGGGGAAATTAAAGTACGAGCTAGCGTCCGCTGTTAGCGGATTAGCAAAGTCCTCGGCTAAGAGGGGATTACCAAAGGGATCATTCATCTGCCACCTAGCCCCATGCCTCTAACAAGAGCCAGATAGTCAGGGTTAAACAGGCCATTGGCTGTTAGGCCCGGTGCGCCCTGCTGTGCCACCTGTATCTCTTGTTTAGTGTTTTGTGTCCTGCCATTTTCCGCCGCCTGTACAGCAAGCTGATCTAGCACGTTCTGCCTAGCGTTGCTGTAGTAGGGGCTTTGTATATCCCCGCCATCCCTGCCCAATATGTCCTGTGCAGTAAACATCCCGTTAAAGAACATGGACTCATCGGGTGTGTACAGTGTCTCAGGCTCAGGCTCAGGGTCAGGGTTGCTGTTACCGTTAGGGTCAGTCCACCCAGAAGGTGGCCCTGTAGGTGAGTCGGCTGTGTTGCTTACATATCCAGCATTGGCTGGCGGACCCTCTCCCATATAGAAGGGGAACCACTGCCAGCCGCCTCCTGCATTGGCCCAATACCAGCCGATAGGGGAGTCATTACCAGTGTCAGTGCCATCAGTATCAGTATCAGTATCAGTATCAGTGTCACCACTTCCGTCAGTATTGCCTAGTGCCTCTGGAGAGTTCTCAATGTTCCACCTGAGATCGGCAAGGCTCATGGTGGTGGCACGGGCCAGCCAGTAGTTAAGGCCGTCCGCTCTAGGATCTCTGCCTAGAATCTCGTTGTAGAGCGCGTAGACATCAGCCTCAGTAAAGTTAGCGCCACCAGCGGGGTCTTCGTTACCCGTAGTGTTTTGGGTCTGCCCCAGCGCCTCTGGACTGTTCTCAATGTTGTAGCGCAACTCGTCCATGGTCATGGTGCCAGAGCGTTCCATCCAGTAACTCAGTCCCTCAGCTCCGGGCTGTCTGCCAAGGATCTCTTGGTACAGGTTTCTGACATCCTGCTCAGCAAAGTAGTTGTTATCTACTGTGTTAGTGCCAGCGGCATTAGCTTCAGGGGCAACAGAGCCGCCGCCAAAGTAGCTACTACCAAGACCCCTGTTAACCCATGTGGTGTACTCTGTAAGGGAGTTATCCTTCTGCAATGGGTGGAAGAACGTCCAGCCATACATGCCAAGGTTGGTCCAGTACTCAGGATTGGCCTCCCGGCCCTCAGCCTTTATATCTCTCAGGATCTGATCTACCTCAAGAGAATAGGGGGTAGGTACAAACTCACCTGACTCCACCGCTTCACGGTAGGGTCTAAATGACATTGGCCCTTCTGTGGTTGACATTGCTTAACTCCTATACACAGTCTGGATGGATGGGAGAGAACATTGGCACAGTGCAGTCAATCGTGACTGTATCCCCTGTACCCGTTGTGCTGGCCGCAATCACCTCACCGTCTAAAGTCAGCGAGTACGGCGATCCAAGCCCCTGCAAATATTCAATGATCCCACCCAGCGTTGTCTCTGATCCGTCATAAGTGACGGTAGAATCGTACATTGGGTTGTAGTGATACGCACCGTTAACTAAGAATCCGTCTTCTGACGCGTCATAGCTGGTATCTTGACTGTACGTTGTAGTGGTCGAAGTTGTCGTAGTCGTGTCTTCAGACGTTGAGTTGTCAACATAAGCCTGATCTTGAAGATCATAATACGAACCGCCCACCGACATTCCTGAATTTTCAACGCCAGCAACACCGAGGCCCGCCACTGCTTCCACAATGCGGGCATTAGTTGCTTGATCCCCCAGCATGATTTCTCTATTAGCGTCTTGGGCATTCTTGGTCACCGATGCGTTGATAGCGGCTACACCTAATCCGCTGACTAATGTTCCCACTGTGGGGGCTAATGCTTTGGTCCACTCCAGCGCATCATTAGACTGCTGTTGCAGGCCCATAATGGGAGCGTTCCCAGAAGCCGCTGTATCGCCCTTCACGCCAATAACCGCTAATGCCACTGCCACACTAGGGGCGTGTTCGGGGTTCGCCTTAGCTACCTCTGCTAAAGCCTCAACAAGTGCTACCTGCTGGGCAGAAGCGGCCTGCCTTTCCTGAAGCTGAGCTTCTCTCTGAACAGCAACCATGCGGATCTGGTCCGAAGCATGCTGAGCTTGTCGCTCGTTCCCTTTTGAGGTGGCACAGCCAGCTAAAATCAAGGCTGAGGCAGTCATAGCTATTAATCTCATACTCACTCTCCGGTGTAATCAGGTGGCACAGGCCAGTCTATTTCTTTAGGAAAGTCGGGCTGAGCAGGAAGGTCGCGGAGTGCTTGTCGATATACAAGCCACGCGTCCCTATCCACAGTCTCAACATCAGCGCAGAAGATATGATCGCTTGTTAATAGGAGCCAGTTTCTTTTGTCTCTCTCACCCGCCGCGTAGTTAGACAGGCGCTGTGCTTGCTCCTCTTCCGTCAGGTCGTAAACAACCCACGGGATGGTTTCTTGTGCAGGATCTGTAATATCGCCGGGGATCAAGTCTTGAGTCCACGGATCAATCACAGGCTCTTCCTCATACTGAGGATTAGGCTCAAAAGGGAGGTACAGCTCTGGCTCAACACTCAATGTCCCCTCTTCAGGGATAGTAAGTTGGGCAGGATGATCCGGTATTCTTTCCCAAGACCCAGCAATACGGCTGGCTATTGCCGATATCTGCTCAATCAGCTTCTCTTTATGAAAGTCTGGGAACTCAAACTGCTTTACCCACTTCTCATCCGGTCGGTCAGGGTGAGTGAACTCCACAGCAATCCACTCCTGCTGGGGGAGATACTCCAATACTTTGTATTTAACTTTCATCCTGATTCCTAGATTGCGTGAGAGAATTTAATGATGCCGTGACCGCCAGCTTTGCCGCCCTCTGGACCGCTACCGCCACTAACAGAGCCGCCACCGCCACCACCACCGCCCTGCTTAGAGCCAGCAGTAGCATTGCCTTGTCCGCCAACAGTCTTGCCGCCCTGACCACCACCGCCGTTACCGCCAGCGCCACCTGACCCAGATCCGACAGAAGCCCCGCCGCCACCAGCACCATAGACGCCAAAGGGGGAGTAGTTCTTGCCGCCACCACCAGCACCACCGAATCGCTGGGAGTCAGAGCCACCTGTTCTACCGCCACCGCCAGCACTGTTCATACCGCCACCGCCTGCGGCACCTCCTGAGTTTCCGTTACCGCCATTGTTGCCTTCCCAGCCAGTTCCGCCCGTGCCGATATTGGACGTTCCATATCGCCCGCCACCACCGCCGCCGTTACCACCCGCTTTTCCAACGTAGTTAGCGCCCTGACCGTGAGATCCACCGCCACCACCGCCGTTTACTGACACTGCGGCAATGCCGCTAGCGTTAATTGTGGTGTTGCCGCCATTGTTGCCCTGCGTCTTAGCCCCGCCTCCATTACCAGCCTTGCCGGGTTGACCGCAGTACGACTGTCCAGCCGCCGCATTACATCCCTTTGTGAAGACTCCGCCGCCACCTCCACCACCGCCAGAGATGGAGCCGTTGCTTTGATACTGGTGCGCTGGACCACCACCACCGCCTCCGCCACCAGCACCCACAAACATCGTTTGAATAACGTTGCTATAAGACCCAACAGCGGGCGAAGTGATATTCATACAACCCTGCGCGTTGGTGTTGGTAAGCGTCACTATCTTGTTGCCGCCGCTGGTTGTGAATGCCCCACCCGTTACAGTTGAGACAATGGGGGAAGCGGCAGACTTACCAAGGAAGTCAGTTAGCTTCAGGTTCCCACTCGTAGGAACGCCCGGAGCCGCACCAAGGTAGGCCCGCAGATTGTTGCCCTTATTAAACTCAGCCTTAACTTGAGACTGCCTAATAGGGACGCTTGATGGCAGTGCCATTACTTGTTTTCCTCAATCATGCGCCGCAAGTCCTTGATCTCCTCAATGAGATAAGCAATCAAGCCCATGTAAGAAACAGACAGCCCATCCTCACCCTCATGGACAAGGTGGGGGAGTACCTTCTGGACCTCCTGCGCGATAACACCACTAGCCTGCTCGCCAGTGTCTGCCCACTCAAACTCAACACCGCGCAAACTGTCGATATAGCCCAGTTGAGCAGTGACAATATTCTTCTTTTTGTTTGCGTCAGACGAAGCAATGAAGTCGGTAGCAGTAAGGTTTCCGCTGTAGGAGCCAGACATAAGGAAGGTGTTACCGGATTTTGATAGGCCATTACCTGCCGTGTTGGGTGTAGCGGCGGTTCCTGCTGGACCTTGCGGACCCTGCGGACCCGTTGGACCCGTACCACCCGCTGGTCCCTGCGGTCCTGTTGCTCCAGTACCACCGTTCGTACCGTTGGCACCATCATTGCCTTTTGGACCCTGCGGGCCTGTTGCGCCGCCAGCTCCGGTATCACCCTTCGGACCCTGCGGTCCCGCCACGGTTGAGTCCGCGCCAGTATTTCCTTTCTCACCCTGTGGGCCTTGTGCGCCTTCTGGCCCTGTTGGACCCGGAACCTGAGAGTCTTCTCCCTTCTCACCCTGCGGCCCCTGTGGTCCTACCCCGCCATCTGCACCACGCAAATCGGGGGTCTCAAAGCCAAGGCCATCGTCAGATAGGAATTTGATCTTGCCATCTGCGGCATCGTAGTAGCCGTCAGTCCAGCCTTTGCCATCAGTGCCTGCAATTCCCTGACCACCCCTTATGTCAGTGGTAGAGAATCCAAGGCCATCATCTGAGGTGAAAGTGACAAAGCCAGTGTTGGCATCATAGGTTCCACCTGTCCAGCCGGGGCCAGCAGGACCAGTAATGCTCTCACCGTCTATGCCATCTGTGCCGTCAGTGCCGTTAGTGCCTCTCAGGTCACCAGTGACAAAGCCAAGGCCGTCATCTGAGGTGAATGTAACGACTCCATTGGACGCATTGTATGCACCAGAGGTCCATCCCTTGCCGTCTACGCCGTTATCGCCCTTGTCACCTGTCTCACCCTTATCACCCTCGGGGCCAGTCGGACCCTCTGGGCCAACAGTGCCGTCATTCGGCACCCACGCACCGCCCTGACGGACGTACTGTGAGTCATTTACTGGGGCGTCAGTGAGATAGTCACCAACAGGCTGGTATACACCATCGTGATTGTGAGGTCCGGGTGGGTAGGTGCTGGGCTTGCCTGTGATATTGCCCCAATCTACCGCCCCTGCTGTGCTATAGGGTATTGGCAACCAAGTGCCTGTGGCATCAGCGACAATCCAGTCGCCGCGAGCCATAGACTCGCCCGCAAAAGTACCCCCATCCAGCAGGATCAGGAAGGTATCAAACACCGTGCCATTAGGTGGCAGTGGCTGACCCTCCATCAAGCCCTCATCTTCTTTGAGAGAGCGCATTACTAGGTCATTAGCCAGTGAGTAGGTGCCGCCAAATACTAGGTTGGAAGTAATACCTTGGATCGCGGCATTCAGCTTGTTCAGCTCAGTCTGTAATCCGTCAACATCGGTGATCTCATGATGGTGGTCAGGGTCAATCGCCCCCTCCTCAATGCTATCAATCTGCGATTGCAGGTAATTCAGCGTGGTAACTAGGTTGTTTACCTCGCTCAATTCGTGATCGTGGTCTTTGTCAGCTACGGGAACCCATGTCATTGAGTTTCTACCGTAGGTGTATCCGTCATCAGGTGCCTCAGTAATGGCCCCGCTGTTAATAATGGCGTCAATCTCAACCTGAAGATCGACCATACCGGACTCAATCTTCTTGAACTCGTCATCAAACTCAACGCCCGTGATAACTTTCTCGGGGTTGTTCTCTGGCAACTTGTCCTTGTAGCCGAACTTATCGTCTGGATCGTAGTTGTAGGCCATCTCTATTTCTCGGTAAATGGCCCCCCGAAGGGGGCCGTGTTACTTAACCAGCAACGTACATAATCACGCCGCACTCAGGACGGTAATTGTCCGTTCCGTACAGGGTGTCAGCAGTCATCAGGTCGGCCAGATACTCTTGCTTGTATTGAGTCTGCGTTCGCACAGCCAACTGCTCAGCAATTACCAGAGCGTCAGTGTGGAACAACAAGCAAGGCTTCTCGCCTTCAGCGTTAGCAGGCAGGTTGGTAGAGACAAATACGTCAACGCCGTACAGCTCACCAATCTTTCCGTTAACAACACCACGACCATTAACAAAGTCGCTAGATACATAGCGATCAATGCCCATGATGTGGTTACGTGCTGAGGGTGGGATTACCAGCTTTCGGCTGTCCATAGGTACGTTGGCGTCATCCAGAATCTGGATTCCGTCTCGGAAACCTTGGTCAGAGAAGTCACCAGCAGAGCCAGCAACAGCAGGTACAATCAAGCCAGTGTCAGTCATGTGACCCTGAACGGTCCAACCAGCAAGTGCGTCAGCAACCAGATCGCTGTCTACCTTGGTAGCCAAGGCATAACCAGCGTCTTGAGTGTAGAACTTACGCATGGAGGTCAGTGCTTGAACAGAGGTAATGTCCTCAATCAAGCGCGAGTACTCCCAATGCTGGTCAATTACGACCTGCTTGTTACCAGAAGTATCAGCGACCAGTGTTACCTGAGTCTCTTCTACCTTGGCGTTTGCCTCACCACGGACGGGCATGGGGATATTGATAGTATCGCCCTTCTTGCCAGCCATCTTGAGCGACTTAACGAGCGGCTTCATTACGAGAGACTTCTCGTACTCAGCAATGATCTCGTCACTCCACAATTTCGGAATGAAAGTCGCGTGGTTTGTGTTATTTACGCTACTACCTTTAGCGTATGCTTCATCTAAAGCCATGATTGGCCTCCTTTAAGGTGTCGAAGTTATTGCTAATCTCGGACACGCCCTTCCGCATACGCTTGGATGATCTCGTTTTCGAGAGCCTCAAAGCGATCAGGGCGTTCTTTCATTAGCTCTATGATGTCGGCACTGCGGTACACCCGCTTTGACGATGCCGCGTCTGGATTACTGCGAGTCGCGCTTACAGTAGCGTTCTTCACAGCTTTCTTTTGAGCCTGCTTTTCCACGCGCTTAGCCGTGCTGACGGTGCGAGTTACTTCCTTGTAAGTGCTAAGAAGGTCATCGGCCTCGTCAACATCACCAGACTGGTCAGCTTGTTGGAGTCGGCGCGTCCTTGCGGGACTTGCTGTGATCCACTGCTGGAACCCTTCACTGTTCATCACAGTTTCTAGGTCAGGATGGCGTTGCTGTAGAGTGGCAAGAGACTGGGCATAAGCCAGTTTCTGTGCCATCTCACGCGCTTCTTTCAGTGCAGGGTGGTTATGAATCCTTTGATCTACCGCCTTCTGCGGGTCAACAAAGAAATCAGCCTCCTCAACAGGCTCGGGTTCCGGTTCTGGAACAGACTGAGCTTTAGACAGTGCCTCAAAGGTACTCCGCAGATTGCCCAACTCGTTTCCTTGTTGGCCTATCTTTCGATCCTGCTCGCGCACAATCTCAAGAAGTTCATCCTGCGTCCTACCCGCAAAGCGGTCTGGGTTCTCTCCACTGGGCTGGGCTTCAGCAACAGGTGGTTCCTCTTCAACTTGAGGCTCCTCAATGGGAGCCGCGTCGAGAGGGTTGTCCTCCGTGATGTTGCCGAACGTTTCGCCTTCCTGAAGTTCCAGTTCTGGCTGTTGCTCTTCGTCAATCAGTGTAGCCATGCTTATCTCCGTTCCCTAAAGGGGTTGTCGGATATGGATGTCAGGGGGTTTTCCCGTGGGTTCCCCTGATTTGCCCCCGGATGAGGCAAATTAGTAAATATATTGCTAACGACAGGCGCAAAAAGACTACTGCAAGCCATATTCTTCGCCGTCCTCTTCGATGTTTCGGACGTATGCCTCGTAATTCAGCATCATCCGTAGCACTGCCGCCCTGCCCTTACTGAAATATAAGTCTTCCAGTGAGGTGCAGGAGTCAATAGTGCAGAGATCAAGCTGATCCTCCCATTGCTCGACCAAGGCTTTCCACCCCGGCATAGCAAAGAGGTCAGCGGCCTCATCATATTCTTTGTCAGACAGGCTCACGCGGCCTCCTGCTTAGGTTTGGGGCCGGGCTTCTTGCGCTCTTCCATGTGCTTGACCCTCTGCTCAAGATCAACAATTTTGCGCTGCATATCAGTAAGAATGCGCTCACAATTTGCTACAAGCTCGTCAAATTTTCGCTGGTCAATCATTGCTCAGTTCCTATTCCGTTAGGTATCTAACGATTACGACACCACTACCGCCGCGCCCGCCGCTGTAAAATACACTTCTGGTGCTTGCTAGCCTGCTGGCCTCTGAACCGTCATGGTAAGGAGTGTCATCTACCTCGCGGTAAGCAAAGTAATCTTCTCCGCCACCGCCTCCGCCGCCGCCATAACCGTTTGAGCCGTTGGACCCTGCTCTTGCCGCGCCACCGTTGCCGCCTCCGCCTGATCCGCCATAGCCAGCCCTTGAGCCAGATACTTGAGCGGCTGTTCTGTTGGAGTTACCACCGCCGCCGCCACCGTATGTGACGCCGTTAAGCCATGTTTTGCCGGGGCCACCGTTGCCGCCGATGTAGTACTGTCCGCCAGAACCACTAGCGGATGAACCGTTGCCGCCTGCGCCTCCACCGCCAGCAGAAGGGTAGCCAGTAGGTTCGTTAAAGCCTTGACCGCCATTGCCGCCTTGGGAGCCATTGCCGCCCACACCATTTGTGTACCATGCCGCACCACCACCGCCACAGCCGCCATCCAATCCATCAGAGTGGCTGGTGTCTAGTATGGTGTGACCACCTCCGCCACCGCCGCCACCGTAGGCCACTGAGCTACCAAAAACGGAATAAGCTCCATTTTTCCCTTGCTCTTGGTTGCTTGAGGCTGTTCCTGCCGCCCCGCCCTGACCAACAGTGACAGCGTAAGAAGTAAGGTCAGCGGTGAAGTTCATCTCTCTTACCCCGCCGCCACCGCCTCCGCCTCCAACAGTGGCACCGCCACCGCCGCCGCCAACAATAAGAAGGTTGACTGCCTTGGGGTTCTTGGTAACGGTGAATGTGCCGTTACTTGTAAACGTGTGGTAGGTGTAGCCGCCTGACTTAGTGATAGTGCCGCCAGTAGCTTGCATGGCGGTGTCTAGCTCCCACACCTTGTTACTGCCCTGATAAATTACAGACACTGGCTGACTGCCAAGCATTACCTTGGTTGCGTCAACATTGCCCAGTTTCAGGCCCATCAGGTAATGAAGTACAAGGTGCTGGGATCAGGACTAAGCGCGTCATACTGCGCCTGCGTACCCGTCCATATTTTTGGAAGACCAGTTAGCTGACTGCCATCGCCAATAAATGCAGTGGCCCTAACATCTCCGGTGAAGTCGCCGTCCTTAAACTTTGCCGCAGTAGAACCCAAGTCAATGCCGACCTTTGGATTCCCGTTGGCGGCAATCGGCACTATGGAGTTGCTGTCGCCGTCAAACTTCAGCCCAAAGCCAGAGCCAACAAAGTTTCCGTCTTGGGAGTGGTATGTCCCAGTGATCCTAAAGTCACTGCCGTTCCATAGGCTAGATAGAATTGGGTAGACATTGGTATCGTAAGTCACGCCCTCCTCAAGCGTCATGTCGCCGCTAACGTGCTCAACAAGCATAAGCTGTGTGCTGTCTGCACCTGTAATCTTGAACAGCAAAGTGCCACCATCGTGACTCAATTCAACAAAGTATCCCGCTGATACATGAGGTGACGGCTTGCTGTCTGCGTCAGTTACATAAAAGCTAATCTGCGTAACGCTTTCAGGATCTGGGCTGTTGAGCGTCATCTGACCGGGGCG